CGAAAACAATCGAAGTATTTTAATAGACCTTTACGACGAAACAACCGAACTAAAGGGGCGGGTTGAATACATGATAGTTTGTAATAATATTTACAAACGATGAAACGCCGCCCGCCACGCGAAAGCGATATTTATTCAGCGATTGCGCGTTACATGAGCCTAAAGCACCCCGAAATACTTTTTAGGTTTGACTTTAGCGCAGGAACGAAAATGAGCATGGGGCAAGCAAGGGTGCATAAAAGCATGAACCCGCATCGAGGCTACCCCGATTTATTTATAGCCGCCCCGCGTGGAAACTTTAGCGGTTTATTCATTGAAATCAAAAAAGGCGATTTTAACCCGTTTAAGCGCGATGGAACGCTAAAGCAAGACGAACACCTTACAGAACAATTTGAAGTCCTTGCTCGGCTTAGATACGCTGGTTTCGAGGCTTTGTTTTGCTCGGGGTTAGACGAGTGTATAGAAACGATTGAAAAGTATTTGGACCAATAAATTTTTGTACATTTAACCGTTTGGACGTGGAAACCCGAACGAATCAAAAAAATTTGAAGCCCTTTGATGGCTGCGAGGCGAAGTGTAATAACCGAGCCGTTTCCACCGCAGCCGTTAAAGGGCGTTTTTTTTTATGAAGGATTCAATGGTAATTTATCGCTCGTTCTACGAAGCCTTAAACGGCGTCCCCGAACAAAACCGTATTGAGGTTTGGGCGGCAATATTCGAGTTAGGTTTTAACGGGGTTGAAATTGAACTGAGCGGGTTAAGTAAAACTATTTTTATGCTTATTAAGCCTCAAATCGAAGCAAATAACCGCAAGGCAATAGCTGGTAAAAACAACGGGTATTTAGGGGCTGAACACGGGAAAAAAGGCGGTAGACCAAGAAGCGAAAAACACCCAACAAAACCCCCAACAAAACCCGCTAAAAACCCTCAAGAAACCCCCAACAAACCCTCTAATGTAAATGCTAATGCTAATTTAAATGTAAATGTAAAGGCTAACGCTAACGCCAATTTTAAAAAGTGGAGCGAGCAAGATTTAATAGAAGCTATGACGCCTTACAAGGATAGATACCCTAAAGAGCTTCTAAACGCTTTCTTTAATTATTGGACTGAGCCGCTCGCAAACGGTAAAATACGTTTGACTTCTCAAGACGCTTGGGATACTGGGCGAAGGTTGGTTACATGGAATAAACGCGACACAGACAAACAACCCAAAAACGCAACAATAACACGAGCTTCGATGGGGTTAAAAATGGAGTAACAAAAATTGTTTTTAAAAAAAGAAAGAAAACGTTTGCAAAATCAAAAAAAGCGTTTTAAATTTGCTTCATCAAACGCTTAAAAAAAAAAACCATGAACTACATTTCGAAACTTAAAACAGAAAACGAAAACCTAAAAAATCAATTCGAATTTATTGACAAACAAATTGTAAACAAGTTGTCATACTTGCAAAGCGAAAAATTTAGGGGCTTTGAAAACAATTATGTAAACGCCGAAGAAGTACAAAGAATGTTGTACGAACTGCGCCAAATGTTAATGACAGAACTTTAAAACAATAACGGGCGGTTAACAGCCGCCCAACTTTTAAACCTTTAAACAGTCAAAATATGCTTTACGTTAGAACACCGTTGCAAGGAAATGAATACAAGGTATGCGACGAAATTACCGACGAAGTAGTTGCAGTATTCTTTAACCAACAAGATGCTATCGATTACATCAACTGGAAAACAAATAAGCAAGAAATATTTTAGGCGGCTAACAACCGCCCAACTTTTTAAATATTTAATATTTTATATTATGGAACGCAAAACAGTTAAAACAGAATTTGAAATAACAACAACATCAGAGGGTAAAATATTTGCAAAGGTTGGCGATATAATAATTATTTCAAACCGCGATTCAGAGCATTACAATGTACATAAAGTGAATGATACTAAAATATTTTCGCGGTGGATGCGTAAAGGATGGATTAACGCAAAATGTAACTAAATGAAACCGCTACCAAAAATCGAACAGGCTTTAATATTCCTTTGCCTAAACGCGGACGAAAACTATAAAGAGATAATGCCGCAGTTGGGCGAGCACCTGTTTCAAGACGCCACCGCGCTAAGTTGTTTTAAACTCATTAAGGCAATCATAAAAGACGAAAAGCAGCCTACGCTTTTAACCGTTGCCCAATATAACAAACCCGAAAAGACCCTAACCCCGCAAAACATTTCAGAGCTTGCAAGCTGGGGCAACGAGTTGTCGTACAACGAACCCGTTAACGATTACATCGCAATTCTAAAGGACGAACACATTAAGCGCTCTGTAAGCGCAATACTAACCGAACAGGCTCTAAGCGTCGGAACTATGCGCAGCGGCGTTGAAACAGCAACCGAAATAATAAAGCGCCTCAACTCTTTAATCGATGATAGCAGCCCGACGGATAACATCATTAACATGGCTCAATTGTCTGACGAAGAAAGGCAAGCGTATTACCGCCGCGCCGCTTTGTTTCAATCGGGGCAAACGAGTGGGTTAAACACGGGCTTAAGCGCTTTGAATCGTTTTACGGGTGGCTTTCATCCCGAACTTATAATCTTAGCTGGTCGCCCTTCGATGGGTAAAACAGCCATCGCGCTATTTCACGCGGCGCAGTTTGGCGAAGCGGGTGTTTATTTTAATCTCGAAATGAATCGCAGCCAGTTAGCGCAGCGCCTTATATTGCAGCACGGCGAAAGTCTAATTAATAGCGCGCGCCTTCGCGATGGTAATCTAACACAACCTGAGTTACACGCGTTCGAACAATCGATAGGCAAAACCGAACAGCTACCTATTTTAATTTACGATAAAGCGCGTTGCGGCGTTCATGAAGCCGTAAGGATATTGCGCCGCGAGGTACGTAAAAATCGTTGTAAGTGGGCAATAATCGATTATTTACAGTTAATGACTATTGAGGGCTTTAAAGGCGGAAATAGAGAATCTGAAGTAGCCGAGATAAGCCGAACGCTAAAAGCAGCGCAAAAGGAACTAAATATACCGATTATAGCACTTGCGCAGTTAAGCAGGCAAGTAGAACAAAGAGCCGATAAACGACCGATACTTTCGGACCTTCGCGAATCGGGTAGTATCGAACAAGATGCTGATACAGTTATGTTTGTGTGGCGTCCAGCTTACTACGCGCTTAACGATGATAACGGCGCGCCATACGCAAACGATGTGTTTTACTTGTTCGAAAAGCATCGGCAAGGCTCAACGGGTGAAGTACGATTTAAGCACAACGAAACGCTAACTCACTTTAGCGATAACGGCGTTAACACGGGCGGCAGCGCCTTTTTACCGATGCCACAAACCGATAAACTAATTAGCGCAATAACGCCGAATAACGAATTTGACAAAGAACCGTTTTGATTTATGACAAAAAAGAAAATAAAATTATTGAACGTACCAAAAGAACAAAAGCGCTGGTTTAATAAACAGTTTTACTTCGTAAATGATGAAAATTATCCGACCGACGGGGCTTCGTTTGATATGTTAAAAAACAATTTATTAGGGCATAACGATAGGTTTATTGATTGGAATTATGACGCTATGGGTCTTTTGGACGGGTTTTGGATGGGCTATTCGTCGGGCGGTAATTCTAAACTAACTACCGAATATTTTTTAGACATATGCTTTTGGGCTTTGCAAAACGCAAAAGACTTAGAGTTTTATGAATTAGCTTATAATGTAAAACTTGTTTACGAATCAATAACAGCCGTTATTAGCGAAAACGAAGCAAGAATTATTGACTACGAATTTAACGACCAGCCGTTTTGACAACTGAAGAACGAATAATCGATTACATGACAAACTACGAACCCGAGCAAGGCGAATTTAAAGAGGGCGTTACCTATTATACCGACACGCTTAAAACGCACAGAAGCTACGCGGCTCAATTAACGAACGCGCCACGCACCTCGATAGCCTACCGATTGTATTTAAACCGCTCGCTCGATTGGTTAAAGCTGCTAAAAAAACACGGCATTAATTTGCAAAACGTAATCAAAAAATGACTATATTTGCAGCAATGGAAGCAACACCGAAACCGATTTCGAAGCGTGGCGGTCGCCGTGAGGGTGCTGGTAGGTCGAAGCAATACGGCGAACAAACCGCGACGTTATGCTTTCGCGTACCGCAAACGCACCGCGAAAAGATTACCTCAATGGTACGCGCATACCTCGAAGGATTAAAGCTCGAATACAAATCAAAGAAACACGACCCCGAGTATGGGTGCTAAACTATTAACTATACCGTGCGCGATTGAATCAGTAGCCACGCGCCGCGATAAAACGATTAAGGTAACAATCGGAACGCAGGAACTAACGCCCGAGCAAACGAGCGAGCTATTTAACCAGTGGATGGGCGGCGTAGGTGTTATGGCGTTTAAGGGCGAACAATTCAATTACAACGATGAACAGCTACTAAATAACCTTAAACTCGATGCCGCCGAACTCGGTAGCAAAACACCGAGTCAAAGGTTACGCGCAACGCTTTACGTTCTCTTTGAACACGCGCCCGAAGGTCATAAGGACTTTAACGGATTTTACGCGGCAATGATGGAGCGATTTATTGAAATGGTTAAAAAACGAATCGACACTTATAATTTGTAATTTTGTAAAACTATGCCACTATTTCAAGGAGATACGCAGACAATCATAAGCATGAACATTCGCAAGTTAGTTAGCGAAGGTTATTCAAACGAGCAAGCCGCCGCGATAGCATACGCCGAAGCCGAGAAATACCGCAAAGCAAGAAACAAGAAATGAGCGTACAACTAATAAACATATCCGAGCTAACGGTTAACCCGAATAACCCGCGCATTATTAAGGACGAAAAGTTCGAAAAGCTGGTTCAATCGATTAAGGAGTTTCCCGATATGCTAAAGTATCGCCCGATAGTGGTGGATGAGAACAACGTTATTTTAGGCGGTAATATGCGTTTTAAGGCGTGCAAAGCTGCCAAACTAAAGCAAGTACCCATTATGAAGGCAAGCGAGCTTACAGAGGCTCAAAAGCGCGAATTTATTATTAAAGACAACGTAAGCGGCGGCGACTGGGATTGGGCGATGTTGCAAAACGAATGGGACACTGAGCAGCTTGACGCGTGGGGTTTAGATATACCCGACTTTCAAGACAACATGACAAACAATAAAGATTACGAAGGTTTGGACCAGTTGTCGCAGTTGGATAATTTTATGAACGCCGAACTAAAGAGAATGTTTTTAGTTTACGAAAACGAAACGTTTGAAAAGGTTGTAAAGTGGTTTGAAGAAAAACAAACCAAATACAACTGCGAAGACAACAGCACGTTAATTTTAAAACTAATGGAAAATGAAAACATTTGAGCTTACAAAAATACGTGATTGTAGCGAACTAATAAAGCAAACGCCATTAAAAAGCGATTACAATACTTTAATTAATAGCGATACTATATTTACAAAAAACGGCAAAAACGTAGGGGTGTATATAAAAATAAAACACGAATTGATTAACGAAATAAGAAAGGCGGCTTTAGAAACCAAATATGTAAAATCGTTTAGAGTTCATAAAGCCCTCCCAACACAATCCAGCGTTTTTGGGGCTTTACCAAGAGTAGCCGTTAGAAACGATTTTTGCAGGTTTTCGTCGAAAACAAAAGACGAAAAGAAAAACGCCCAACGCTTATTTACGTTTATTGAAGTGTTGTCAAGCCTATACGAAAAATACTTACCCGAACAATACAACCACGATTTACAAGTAATAAACGAAAACGTTAACCAAGATTATTTATTAAAACAAAATCAGCCTTTTGCAACCGCCAACATTAACGTAAACCACGCTATAAAGTACCATAAAGACACGGGCAATTTTAGAGGCAATTTATCTAACGTGTTGGTTTTAAGGGGCGGGATTATTGGCGGCGAGCTTGTTTTCCCCGAATACGGTTTCGCGCTTGAACAAAGCGACAGCTATTTATCAATTTTTGACGGGCAAAACGAAATACACGGCGTAATGCCAATTGTCAAAACGGGCGAAAATCCATATAGGGCGTCAATAGTGTATTACACTTTAGAAAACATGAAGCATTGCTACCCTTTTAAAATGGAAGTCGAAAGGTTGCAAAAAGTAGCCACTAAAAGAGCGGTTAATAGGGCAAACAACAAAGACCCAAGGTCAAAATAATACAACGATAAAACAGCGATGCCAAAACCTGAAAACGTATTACCTCATAAGTTCAAGAAAGGGCAAACGGGAAATCCTAACGGGCGACCCCGCAAGCTACCCGAACTTGACAAGCTATTAGCGGATGTGTTGGGCGAAGAAAAGGACGGCGTAACAGCAGGCGAAGCGATATTAAAAGCAATACGCGCGCGCGCCGCTAAAGGCGATGTAAGGGCTGCGGAGCTATTGTTAGACCGCGCATACGGTAAGCCGAAACAAAGCATTGACAATAATATAACAACTACCGAACCGCTTGTTATTGTATTGACCGAACCGAGCCAGCCGAATGAATGAGGTTTAAGTTAACCGAAACGCAAACAATAGCGTACAAGCACGCTTTAAAAGGAAACAAAAGAGTTGTAGTTTTTGGCGGCGCGATTCGCGGCGGTAAAACTTATTGGTTACTTTTAACCTTAACGTCGCTTTGTTTAACGTACCCGCGCAGCCGATGGGCGGTTATTCGTAAGAGCCTACCCGATTTAAAGCGTACCACGTTCCCGAGCTTTGCCTCAATAATGATGGACGGGGTAAGTAGTTACGTTAAGAACTGGAATCGCGAAACAAACGTTATAACGTTTACAAACGGTTCGGAGCTGATGTTCATGGCTGAAAGTTTCGACGATGACAAAGATTTAAATCGCTTTCGAGGTTTAGAGATTAACGGCGCGGGCTTGGACGAGGTAAACGAGTTGCAGGAAGTAACGTTTTACAAAGTGCAGGAACGTATCGGCAGTTGGAATAAGGCGCAAGGTAAGCCGCCTATCGTTTGCCTTGCAACGTGCAACCCTGCGCAAAACTGGGTTAAATCGATTATATACAACCGTTACCGCGAAAACACATTACCCGAACGGTGGGCGTACATACCGAGCCGTATAACGGACAACCCACACATCGCGCCCGAATACTTGGACGCGCTAAAGGAACTGCCGCCTATTCAATACGCTCGTTTCGTTGAGGGCGACTGGGATGTATTAGACGACGTTGCTAACCCGTTCTTATACGCGTGGAGCGATGAAAAGCACATCGACGATAGCGCAACACATAACGCGAACTTACCTACGTTTATAAGCGTTGATTTCAACATTAACCCGTTATGCGCTTTGGTTATTCAAAACGTTGGCAGCGCGGCTACGGTAGTCGATGAAATAAAGATAGAGCGCGGCTCGATAGACGCGTTTTGCGATGCAGTTGAAGCGTTAAACATACCAACGGGTTTAATACGCATAACAGGCGACGCAATGGGCAAAGGCGGCACAATACAGGAACGCGACAACTCGAGCGCATACATTCAGATTAAGCGCCGCCTCAAGTTAGCGGATAATCAAATAATAATACCAGCGAACCCGCGCCACGTTAACAGCCGTATCGATTGCAACACGGCGCTAAAGAAACTCGATATACGCGTTAATAGTAAAAACTGCAAAGGGTTTGTTTTTGACGCGAAGCAGGTGCAATGCAACGCGGAGGGGCAAATAATAAAGAGCAATCGAAAAAACATTTCAGAGCGTGCCGACTTTTTAGATTGTTTTCGTTACTTTGTAAACGCAATTCTAAAGCGATACCTATGAGCGTTTGTTCACCTTGCTTCGATTCAGGCATTCAAGTAGCTTACTGTAACGGCGGTATAGCGTTCGGATTTGTAGAACCCGAAACAAACTACACCATAACGTTAAAGCACAACGCAACGAATAAGCTGCAAGCGTTTAACGCCGAATCCGATTTAGATGGGCTGCTAACCATTACGGGCGCGAAGATAGATAACGGGCAAGGATACACGATTGAGTTAGCTGGGTGCAATAAGTTTACGATTTGCGAAGTCGAATACGATTGTATTAGCTTTAGCGTGGCGAACGTTGAAATAATCAGCGAAGAACCCGAAGTAATTAACTTAATGGAATGCGTAGTATGCAACGGATAAAATCAATAATTCACGGCTGGTATCTTTGGGCAACATCAAACAAGGAAGCGAACGCGCTAAGCGATACGCGAACACCTATTTGTCAATTATGCCAGCATCGCAATAAGTTGTTAAACGTCTGTAATGAGTGCGGCTGTTTCTTACCCGCTAAAACGCGCGTAAAAGATGCACAATGCCCGCACGACTATTGGAGTTAGATATGACTGGGTTCATCCTCTGCAAAGCGTTCTTGAGTGAATCGCTCGACACCGAGGATGAAACCCTTCGCGAATTAACCGAGCGCGATATTGGATTCGTTGAGGTGCTAATAAACGTAAACGATATAAGCCATGTTTTTAGCGGCGAATATGAAGATTCAATAATTCAACTGCGTAGCGGCAATATCATAAAAGTAAAAAATGACATCGACCATATTATTCAACAAATTAGGCGCGCGACTGCGATTAATATTTTCGCGCAATAAGGCGAACCCCGAATTACCAAAGTACAACTTAGTCCAACTATTCAGTAAAGACGGGTTTAGCTATTACCGATTTCCAAAAGAAACCTCGTTACCGCTTGAACGCTTTGCCATGAGTATGAGCTTGCTTGAGCGATTAAGTAGCGGGCTTTCGGGTTCTGAGGTGGAGGCAATACTTACCGAAATGGAAAAGGCTTTAGGCGCTGGTTTAACCAACCCGCGAAACGCCGCTTTAGTTGCTACCTACATACACGTTATTCGCGAAAGGCAAAACACGGTAATACACCGCGACCTATTGTTGAACATTGCCGCAACATGGGTAATACGTTCCGACGAAAACCCAGCGATTATAAACCCCGATATTCACGAAGCTAAACTAAAACTATTTGAAGCGATGGCAGAGGAGGGGTCGCACGATTTTTTTACAGGTTTGGATATCGAGCCGCTGAAACCCTTGTTACGTATGTCGCCCGAAGAGTTAACGACATTATGGGATTACAACCGAGTTCAAATTCAAAAGCTGCGCGAAACGTTAGCGGCGTTGAGTTCTCACCGCGACGAAGGGCAAAGCAAGCGCAAGACAAATTTAGGGAACAAGTGATGCACATCGCGGGCGGCAACGTTCTCGAGTTTAAAGAATTGATGCAGTCCGATATTGACGTTTTTTTGATTAAATTTGAGGTGTTCTATAAGCAACACCAAAATGGCTGAAGTCTTAATAAAATATAAAGCCGACGCGGGCGACCTCGAGGCGATTGTAAATAAGATAAACAAGGTTAACGACGATGTAGTTAAAAGCGCAACGGAATCGAGTAAGCGGGTTGGTGATGAATTTAAAAAAATAGGAGCGACCGCAGTAAACGCTTTTGCTAACCAACAGTTAGCAGGGGCGGTTAAAAATCTCAATACTCAAGTTGCTGGTCTTGCAACAGGGTTAAGACTAAACGTAGACGCTTTAAAAAAGTTTGATAGCGCAACAGACAACACCACAGATAGCTTAAAAGATTTCGACGAGGAAGTAAAAAAGACTAATAAAATATTAGTTCAATCGGCTCAAGACGTTGCAAAGTACGAAGATAGGCTACGCGAATTATCGGTCGCAGGGCAGCGCAACACAGACGAGTTCAAAGATATTGCGAAGGCGGTCGGCGAATATAAATCAGCTATTATTGCAGCCGATAGGGCTGTTGATTTATACGCTAAGTCAACCGATGCCGCAACGGGTCGAATAGGTGAGCTTGAAGATAAGTTGTACGATTTAGCTTTAGCTGGAAAAGCAAACACCAAAGAGTTTAACGACTTAGTAAAAGAGGTTGCAACGGTTAGGCGTGCTGTAATTGAAACTGATGCGCAGGTCGACGCGCTTGCGCAACGCGGCGCTAAACTAAAGGGATTCGTTCAAAGCGTTGAATTAGTTGGCGTAGCTTTTCAAGCTGTCGAAGGCGCGGCGGCTTTAACAGGAAAAGAAAACGAAGAACTGCAAAAGACTTTAGTAAAGTTGCAGGCAATCATGGCTATAACGTCAGCGCTCGAGCAGGGGCGCGTTATTATCATGGAGCAGCTTGCGGCTAAAACGGGTATCGCTGGTTTGGCAATGAAAGCCTATACGTTTGTTACCAACGGCGCTGCAACGGCTACTAAAATTTGGCGCGGTTTGTTAGTGGCAAGTGGTATAGGTGCTGTTGTGGCAATACTTGGAACGCTTGCCTCTAAATTCTTAGATAACAAGGAAGCGACAAACGAAGCAGCCGAAGCGGCAAAGGATTACCAAAAAGTTATAGACGACTTAAATAGAACGGCTACGCAATCAGCAGTTAAAGCGGGTAACGCTCAAATAGAGTTGTTACAAAAGCAAGGTAAAATAACCGAAGAACAGGCTAAACGCTTAATAGTTTTTAATGAATTACAAACGGGCTTATCCGATGCCGCTGTTAGCGCTAAAGACAAAGAAACCGAAGCGCTTAAAAGGCTTGAAGAACAAAAAGCCCTCGATATAAAAACGTTTGGTAAAGTTACTAAAGCAACCCAAGAACAGTTAGGTAAAGATTTACTCGCTATTGAAACCGAAAGGAGTAATAAAGAAAAGGAATTACGAGCGCAAGCCGAAATAGAAATAATAAATATAAGTAACGAGCGAAAAGAAAAGGAAAAGGAAAACGCAAAGAAAGCCGCTGAAGACTTAGCCAAAGCCCGCGAAAACTTAGCTAAGTTAGAACTCGATGCTTTACAAGCGTCTTTAGATGAACGTGAATCTATACTTAACGAAAGCAATAATAAAATTGCAGAACTTGAAAAGGCGTTTATTGATAGCAAGTTTAAGAAGGGTAGCGATGAAGAAATAAAATTACAAAACGCAATACAATCTATTAAGGAGGACGCGACAAAGCAAATTGCAGCTATTGACCAAAAGGCGTTAGAAGAAAAGATTGCAAAAGAAAAGGAAGCCGCCGAAAAGATTGCCGAAGAACAACGAGCCGCCGCCGAATCCTCGATAAATACCCAAATTAATTTAGTTAAGGAATTAGAAACCGAACTGGGCAGCTCGTTCGAGCGCCGCGTTGAGTTAATTAATTTAGAAGCTGAACAGCGCAAGCTATCAGCTACAAACAGCATAAAAGACGAAAAGGAACGCTCGAGCGCAATCGAACTAATCAACGCCGAAACAGAGAAAGCAATACGCGAAGAACGCAAGAAAACAACCGAGCAAGCGGTCAATGACGCTTTGCAAATAGCACAGGCAACTGCCGAAGTATTTAGTAAAATAATTGAGTTGCAAACAGCTCAATCAGCAAAAAGGATTGAACAAATAAACGCAACCAGCACTAAAGAGCTTGAAGCAATAAATAAGCTAACAATATCCGAAGCCGAAAAACAAAGAAAAATTGAGGCTTTAAATTTAAGAACTCAACAAAAGATAGCGGCTGAAAAAACAAAGCAAGCCAAAGCCGATAGGGCAGCAGCTATTTTTAACGCTATCATTGGTACTGCGGTAGCCGTTGCAAAAGCAACTACGCCCGTATTAAAAGCGCTGGCGCTTGCTTCGGGGCTTGCTCAAGTTGCGATTATTTCATCGCAACCGATACCTAAATTTAAACGAGGCGGTATGGTAGGCGGTCGAAGCCACGACGCGGGCGGTACTTTAATCGAAGCCGAGCGCGGTGAGTTTGTAGTTAACCGTAACGCAGTAACGCGCCACCGTTCCGAATTGGACGCTTTAAACACATCGAGCGCGGCGTTTAAGCGCTTAATAGATGAGCGTTACGTTCGCCCTGCGTTAAATTACTACATGGGCAAAAAGGATAAAAACGTAATTGTAAACGCTTCGTTGAATAGTAAAGGCATGGAGAAAAAACTCGACAAGCTAAATAAGACAATGAGCAAACAGCGTACTATTGTAAACTTTAACGGTAACGATTCGCGGTACGCATGGCATCTGAATTAAAGTTTTTAATCGATAACCTCGATAGGGGTCAACCATTAAACCCCGAAGACTTTGGGATTAATATAACCGAGGACGATACGATAGGAGCGCGTATAGTTTCGTTCGATAATGAACTTACTTTTGGCGGCGATGTGTTCGGCTACCTTTACGCTAAACTTGAAACTTCGGGCTATTGTGAATTGGTTCGCGTTGAGGTGCAATACCTTTGCGCCTCGGGAACTTGGGAGCGTTTAGTTAACGGGTATATAATCGTTACTGAATGCGGTTTTATACTCGACCGCTGCGAAGTTAAAACAAAGCTCTACGATGAAACCTTTAGCACCAAGATAAATAATAACAAGGGCATACCGTTTTCGATGCGGCTTACAACCTCTAAAAACGGTACACCAATAACGCCACCGAATAACGTTTCGTTATGGGTGTTTAGACCAACGCCAACAGTATCGTTTTATCCGCCCGCTTTTGGTTATACCGTTTACGATGTTTTCGCGCATTTAGTAAACTGCATGGGTGATGGGTTAATTGATTTTGCTTCGAATTACTTTGCAGCAACCTACCCGCAAAATGAAGTACCGTTTTATACTAACGGTGAATCAATAAGGATTAAAAACAATACTCAGGTGTTAGCCACCTTTCAAGATTTATACGCAGCAATGCGCTCTAAATTAAATTTAGGGATGGGCTTTGAAAAGCAAGCTAACGGTAGACCATTGTTGCGGATTGAGCTTGCCAGCTACTTTCAGCAATCAACGCCCTCAGCTAACCTATACGACCAGCCCGATATTGAAATGCAATTCGACACAAGTCGATTATATCAAGCCGCTGATTTTGGAAACGATGAAACGCTGGAGGCTGGTCAATGCGATAACGGTAACACCTCGTGTAACTTTATTCAAACGCCGTTTAGAGGCTTTAGAAGTGAGCGTTTTGGGTTTATAGGCGAATGCAATACGAGTAACATATTGCAGCTTAAAACGAGCGAAATAATATTCGATACGAACCTTATTCAAGATATTGTACAATTTAATAACGAGGGTTACGATACGAACGGTGTTATTATAATGGCTGATTGGGACGGGTTTTATGGAGCGCTAACAGCAAGGGCGAAGATATACGACCCTTACGGCATTGGTAACGCTATTTATAACGGAATCTTTACGAATGAATACGTTTCGGCTAATTGGTTATCAGGCTACCCAAATTCTTTAGAATCATTTTTTGAGGCTTTCGACCCTGCGCAAACTAATTTTTACATGGGCTTGGGCGCTGGTCAAGCGCTAATAAATCAAGTTCAATACGATGAAACTGCATACGTTTCGATTGAATCATATACCTCGCATTGGGCTATTTATTTAACAACTGTAATTAACCCAAGCGGCTATTTTAATCTAGACACTTATACCGTACCGTTTACTGGCATTTATACTTTTAACGCAGGGCTAATTTTTGAAGCCGCAAGGGATTCGGGCGGCGCTAACCCTATCGACCCTAACAACTTTGGGCGCGATAGAAAGATATTAATTCAGCAATATGATAGCGCGGGGGCTTTTGTTTCCGAGCGCGTTGTTTCAAACTCAGGTAGTTCAAATATAAACGCGTGGAGTGAAATCAATAACGCTGTATTTGTATGCAACGTAGGCGACAAAATAAGGGTTAACGCTGAAGTCAAACGAGCAACTGGCTCGAGCTTTTTTAACATTCAAAGGTTCTTAGATTCGGCAACAATAAACTCAATAGCGCGGCAATCCTATTTTACAGGAATAGGCGTACCATTCGCCCCAACAACTTTAGAGCCTGTCGATATTAATGACGTTCAAGCCTACTTATACAAGTTTAAACGCCCGTTAAGCATGGCAGAGATAAACGCGATAACAAGCGAAACATCGAACCCTATTTTATTGGGGCGCAAAGAGGATAGCCTCGCGGTTACGCCTACCTACATTAAAAACATTCAAATAGAATCAGTAATGCGCAAGGGCGCGCAATTCGAATTACGTTCTAACAAACTACTTCCATGAGTTACACTTCGATACCGAACCAACCTATATTATTTAACAGCGTTTTACCCGAGCAATGCGAGGGCTGCAATAGCGCCTTTGCGCAACTTGCCGACTTTAACGACCAATTATTTTGGCAGCTCGAAGCGGGGCAATGCGGCAATGTCGGGGACGGTGGCGAAACGTTAGTCGCGCCGTGGACACAGGACGGCAGTAGTATTACAGGGGGTGGAACAGCGACAGGCGGTTATCTTATTAGTTATTTAAGGTTTGACGTAGTTCAAGATTTTGAACTTAGAATTACAGTTAGCGATATTATTGGCGTTTTGCGAATTACAATGCTTGACGGTTCTTTTCGCGATGTTTCTACGCAAGGGGTACATACTTTACATTTTAGAACTACAGACCTAACAAATAATTTTATTTTATTTTCTTTTAGCAACGGCTCTCAACCGTTTGACGGCACGTTTTTAATTAACACGATTAAACCTATTCCTAACGGCGCTTTATTTGCGGGCTTAGTTGATTCGCAAACGCTTTCAGTTGTTCAAGTGTTAGACCCTGTAATTACTACGAGCCAACAATATCTAACCGCTGCAATTGATTTAAGCGATTATGATATTGAGGCGGGTTGTTATCGTTTAGCAATTGCCGATTATTGCGCCAACACTTGCGGTCAATACTTCATATACAATCCTTATTTTAATAGCGCGCCGCGAATTCCTATCGGTTGGGCTTCAGTACCAACAATAGGCTCGGATAATTGGACGATAGGAAGCGGAGAAGCGAGTATTAATTTAACCGCGTTAGGCAGTTCGGCGAACCTTGTTTCAATTACTGAGCTTTGTGAGGATACGGATTACTATGTCGAAATAGAAGTCGAATCGATAAGCAACGCAAGGCTAAGGTTTCAAGTTGACGGCATTAACTACGGGAGCGGAATAAGCGCGGCAGGGGTTTATAATTTTACAATCACAGTAACTCAAAGCGGCGCGGTTAGTTTGTTTGGTTCTCAGTTCGGTGCTTCGCTCGATGGCGATATAGTTGTTAAACGCATTACCGTGCGAGCTGATAAAAATTGGGCTAAGTACGATAAGTATAGTGAACTTATACAAGTGGGCGACTATTCGGACGATTGCAGATTCTTTAAGATTGAAGGGTGTAACGGTGAAAATCAATTCGGTTTAGCGTTCTATGGTACTTCGTTTTTAGCGGGTATTCGATTAGAGGGGCGACGCTTTCAACCGCAATACGACACCGATACCGATTTGTTTAGATACGCTTCGGGGCGTTGGCAGGCAAGTTATGTAGACCGCAAAAAGAAATTGAGCTATT